TCGGTTACTTTTGTCTGAATATCTTTTTCGGCTGCGCTTAATTTGACCTCAATATAAAGCCCTTTGTCATCTTCGGATATTTCTTTGATTTTTCCAATTGGATTCCAGATATCATGCTGGTAGCAGAAAGCTATACGACCTTTGCGCTGTTCAATAGTTTCAGCAAATGCACCTCTTTTGATTACATCTCCATAACTGTCAACATTATCAAAAAAAGCTCCATAGCCTTTAATGATCATTCCCCCGTCCTCGGCGGCTTTTGTCTCGGCTATCTGAAAGTTCTTAAACTTCAATTGTTCACTCATAACGATTTCATTTTATGCCAAATTTAAGTCTTATTTAGATTAATTCCAAATAATAATTAGATTCGTTCTAAATAAGAAGCTTAGGCATAAAAAAACACCCTCGATACGATCTTACGAGGGTGTTGCCTGATTCTTGTTTAATAGAACGTCACTTTTAGTTGAGCCAAAAAGTTAATGCTTATATCGAAAGCCCGCTTAGGTGCGCTGATCTAACGAGAAGCGAAGCGGGCATTATTAAATTATTCGTTCGTGCAAAATACTACATCTGCAATTAATATACTCTTTTGGTTCTCCTGATCGATCGCCTGGGTATTTTAATCCATTCGGAAATGTCTCACCTTTTTTTAATCCGTTCAAATTATCGCTATACCTTTCGGCTTGTCGGTGGCTGTCACGAACCCCGCTTAATCCGGAGGTACTCCAAAATTTCCGGGTCTCATATCCTGATGAATCGGCTGCCACGGTTGCCGCATAATTGCTTGCCCCTATCATTTCTGTTTGGGCAATTGCCCGGGCACGAGCATAGGCGTTACCACGTAAATTATCTCCCAAATCTTTTACAATCCTGCGCTTTAATTTCTCAACTCCAAATCCTTCCGCCTCTGCCTCGGTTAATAAGCTGGTAATGACCTTTTGAAAATCATTTTTTGTGGTGTTTATAATAGATGTAATCCCTTTACCCCCCTCAGTCGATAGAAATTCCATCAATTTACGCTCAAATAGTCCTATAAACATATCGTCTTCATCCGCCTTTTCGTCTGAGATATGTTTTTTTGCCAGTAAAGCTATCGGGGCAAACATGATATAAAACTGTTCCATTGTGCGCTGTATTCGCTTGCCGTCCACTTTCTCCGCCATGTCCGCCCATTGTGCCGGGGCATTCATTAACAATTCATCAATCATAGACTTATACACATCCCTAAACATTGCCCGGAACATTCTTAGCCCTTTGCGCTCTAATTTATTGCGTTCTCGGTTAAATCTTATCTCAAATTTGCGTGTCGATGCTTTCATTCGCTTATAATTTATCTGATATCATGCATATAAAGTCAAAAATCATGTATCCAATTGCAAAAACTCCTGCATATTGAATGAATAAAGGTAAATTTTTATTTTCTTCTTCCATAGCTTATTTTTTATTTTGTAATATAATCAAGTCCTATTGATATTAGTGATAATAAAAATACGCATAAAGGTATTTGCCAATATAACGCTATTCCAAATGGCATCCCTGATAAATAACACATTAAGTTAATAACACCACATAATAAAAGCGATAATATTTCAATAATAATTATAAATGCAATATATTTTTTCATAGCTTATTCAGTTAACCAATTTATAAATTTCTCAATATTGAACGAATCGAACAAAGCGACATAATCATAAACGGCTGCTTTGAATGTTTCGTCTGTGAGTCCTAATGCTGTTATTTGTTCAATGTTTGTCATAAAAACAAATGTATTTAAAAAACAAACGAAATACAATAGATATCAGTAATTTAGAATCAGTCTAAATAGTCTCGAAAATCTTTCTTTTCGTCTTCTTCTTGTGTGTAATCCAAATCAGACAAAAACATATCTTGAGTTGATAGTATAGGCTCATCCATCAAAGCATTATCAATTTTTTTCGCACCGGTATGCTTTCTAATCTCATTAAGTGAATACCCAGCCTTTCGCATCCACTCAACACGGGTTTTCATTTCGTCTTGTAATTCCTCGATTTGTGAATAGTCGAACCCCCAAAATAGCCCTTCATTGGCGTATGGCTCATAATTGTTAATAGTGCATTCATTGAGTGCGTTGGCTACCTCTTTTAGATTCGGCATAATACAGTCAGTCCATGCCGATTTTCTGGCTGTTGCTATGTTGTTGTAGGTTGGGTTTTCGATCCCGAACAATGCCGGGGGTAAATGCCAAACATTACATAACACTTTCCGACCGTCTTTGCTGCTTTCTAAAATGTTGAGGTCTGCGGCACTTTCACCAAGTTTTATAATACCGTATTTTTCCGGCAAAACAGAGCCTAATCCTTTCTTAGTGCTTTTACTCGCTTTCTTCAATGCCCCCTCTGCTTCTTTAATTTGTTGCGGAGACATCCGGGTGTTTTCCTGCTTGTTGCCTTCTCGGTACAATAAGTAAGGCGGCGACTGGTTTTCAAATTGCTTTAATTGCGTTAGTTCTGATTCGTTTTGTTTACTTACAATCCTTGCAGCCGCCCGAAGTGGCGACATGCCGTAAAGGCTGCGATCCCTTACATAATTCGGGTTAAACATTTTGGAATGGTAAACCTCTGATAAATCAAAGCTGCTTTTTGTGCCTTCAATCTTATAACCCGAAACAGGGTTAAGCCAATCTCCTTCTAGTATCTCAACTTCATTAACTGGCATAGGGTGAAGCTCATAACATTTACCTTTGTCTGTACCTGTCTTAATCATTGGTCTGTAAATAAACATGTTACCCAACAACAAACGATAAATAAGGAATTGAGAAATAAATTCATCGGTGTTGAGATTCTTGTTTACCTTTCGGCTAAACTTCAATAGTTCATGGTCTTGTACTACCTCTTTTTCGCCATTTGGCAGCCTTTTAAACAGGGTTAGCGGGGCTTGCTTTCGCATCGCATCCACCCTTCCAATAATGCTGTAAACATCTACATTAGTATTGTACCCGTTTTCAATATATGAATCAAAGTTCTGATCCATAATATTTGCCGTGCCTTTGGAAATCCAATATTCAAATATTGCCCGGTTAATCTTTTTCGTAAAAGATGTATTTTTAAAAAAGTCAAGAATGGCCATTCTGTTATATTTTTTTTCAAATTTAAACGTTATTTAGATTAATTCCAAATTAATCAGCATTAAGGATATATTGACCGGTACTTATGTCATATCTATGCTCAAATATACCCGTCAACACATCCGGTGCATCATCATGTTTGTTTGCTTTAAATGACCGCTTAAACATCGTAACGTGGTCGTAAAACTCAGGCCATCTTATATGCCAGTCGTCTGGAAAAACAATTGTTTGCATAACACTTGCTGCATTCGATATTATTCGACTTTCTTTATTTGTGTTCTGGTAAAACCAACTAACAGCGCATTTAATACCCGTCATTTCGTCTATTTTCCGGGCAAATCCACGCCCACCATTATTGCTCTCAATATCTGCATAGCTTACACCGTTTTTTAATAATCCACCCGCTACAAGTGGTTCTGTGACTTCCATTGAATCTTGCGTATATCGGACATCAATAATGTAGCACAATCCGCCTTCTGTCACATCATAATCAATTGAGCATAAATAGTCATCTCCGGTATCGGCTGTATCTGTGTAGTTTTTACGGACAATTACATTATCGGGGGGTGTTATGTATGTTTTCCAATTTTTTCCGTACAATAAACCAGCGGAAGCGGTTGGGTTGCCCTGATACATACACTCGAATTTCAGTGGATCTTGGGCCCTATCTTTTATCAGTTTTTCGATGTTTTGTCGTTGTGGGAATAATGGTTCGCCCTTTTGCCGGGGGTCTATTTCGGTCGGGTCGCCTGTTTTTATAGCTTCAAAATTAATCTTAACCCACGTGTCTGGGTCTATATCCTCAATATCGCTCCATTTTTCAATAGTGATAACCTTCTCTTTTTTCTCAATCATTCCGATAAGGTCATCCTCGTGCCACCGGGTAAATACTATCAATTGCTGACTATCATTGTGTAACCGAGTTGTAACTGCGCCCGTGTACCACTCCCATACAGCGTCCCTAACAACTGGGCTGTTACCCTCTGCACTATCCTTGTACAGATCATCCATTATCATTTTGTCGACTGGATTGCCCGTTATTCCACCACCACGGCCAACCGCTTTTAAGCTGCCTTCAAAGCCTACTATTTCAAATTCGTTTGAATTTCTCAGGCTATTAGATGCAACTGTCACAACATTAGAACTGTTTAATGTCGTTTCTGGGAATATTTCGTGATACTCTTTATTATCTATGATTCTTTGGACATCTCTGTTGAATTTTTGTGCGAACGGGGTGTTATATGAAGCAATTGCAATTTTTGAATCTGGATTGATTCCAAAGCAAAATGCAGGTAGTCGCCTTGTTGATCCTTCTGATTTACCATGTTGCGGGGGTACGGTTACTATTAGTTTTCTGATTTTACCGTATGCCCAGTAATTTAAGATATTATAATATGTTTCGTGAAATTGTGTTTTTTTGAATTTTTGAAAAGTAAGGTCTGTAAAAGTTAAAAGGTCGGATCGTGCTTCTTCGACCTTTTGGATATGCAATAAATTTTCCAACTCCCTAATTTCAGCATCACTTATCATTTAACTTTTGTTGAAGTTCTTTTATACGCTGATTCCTCTCCTCAGGGCTCATTTCTATGTCGTGATTGTAGTTAGTATTTTCCGTTTGCTGCTTATCAACAAGACCCAAATCCTTAGCTATAATATTAGCGTTATAAATACCTGCACTTGCTCCCTCAAACTTATCAGAATACATTTCTTTGTTTATGCGCGTTATGACCCCCTTAAAATCAGAGTAACGGCTATCGGTATTTAATCTATAATCTTCTAAGTCGGTTATTATTCCTAAGTCATTTACATAACAATCAAACCTACTCCACGTCAATGGTCTCTCCATCGGAATAGATACAATAGATTCCATTCTTGAACTAAATTCATTTCTTTGTATAGGATTATTTTTTAGCCATTCTTTAAAGTCTAAAAATAAATCCCATAATATTTCAGGAGTCTCTATATTTTTATGTAATCCCATAATACACAAAAATACAACATTTATTTTTAAAAACAAACACTTTAAATTTCGCTTTCAAATTTGCAGTATTTATTTTTCCAGATATTTATTGCCGCCAATAATTCAGCATCTCGGATGATATTCTTAGTATCTTTTTTTCTGCCATTAAGCACGGCATTAACATATGATTTACCTACTTTATTTTTTATGGCAATTTCTTTTTGCGCTCCAAACGGCAAATTATTAATTATATCGTTTCTGACTTTTCTTGGTTTCCAATCCATTTCTCTACCTCTTTAATTATTCCTTCAAAATCTCTACTCCTGCCATTTAGTACGTTATTAACCTTTACCGGGTGAATGCCTAATTTGTCAGCTATTTTTTTCTGGTCTCCATAATTTAGGCTATTAATAAGTTTCATGTGCCGTTTTGGCTGTTTGGGGTTCAGTTCTCGAATTACTTTTTTAGCTTCTTCTAAATACCCTCTCCGGTCTGCCATTATTTCGTAGTTGAAAAAAGCGTAAACGGTTTGAATTTTGACATTTTTTCTTTTCGCTATAATTGATAAAGCCCCCGGGGTAATACTCTATATAACTCATACCTGCTTATTTGTTTAGTTTTCATGTGTTTATGTCGTTTTATTATAATAAAGGTTTCCGTACACACTCGTTATAGGGCATTTAAACAAACTGTTCT